CATGTCTTTGAAGCCCTGCCCGAACGGTACTAGGGGAATGTCGGAACCTATTTTGCTTAACTCATTTTTGAGGAGGTCGATCCGCCAGCGGTCGTAGGCGACGGCTTGGACATTCAGCCCCGCCAGTAACCGGGTCATGTCCCGTGCCACAAAGCTGTAATCCACGGTCGCGCCTGGCGTTGTGTGCAGGTAGCCTTGACGGTGCCACAGGTCGTAGGGCGCTCTATCCCGACGTGAACGCTCGACTAGCCCTTGCTCAGGCGTCCAAAAGTGCGGAACTACCTGCCATGCGCCGTCGACTTTGCCGATGAGCACCATCGCGGTTAAATCTGTCCGTGCCGATAGGTCTAGGCCGCCGTAAATCGGCGTATCACTGTCGAACGGCACTACATCCCCGGCGCAGGCTTTCCACACGTCCGGCGAGATAAAGGGGCTTTCGGTTGAAACACGCTGATTCAACAGAAGGTTGCGCGCCATGTTCTCGGCACTCGGCATGCGTTGCGCCTGTTTCATCTGTTCCCGCAAATCTTCTTCGTTGCGGAAGATTCCCAGGGCAGGGTTGGCGGCGCGCCAGGCGGTTTCATCCTGTAAATCGGCACCTTCCGGCGCGGCGTACAGGTGGCAGATGATTTTAGGGTCTTGTGATTTTTGAGCATCGTCCAGCCAGATACTCAGTAAATCGGCATCGCTGGCAGCTTGTGTGCTGATGCAAATCAGCAGCGGCGCATCATGCGCGCCCTGGCTGGTCACTATGGCGTCAATAAAATCAGACTGCGGCCCGCGTACCTGCCCGGTTTCGTCAAGCATGGCGAGAACTGGCGATAGGCCATGCGCGGTCTTGCCATCGGCAGCCAAGGCCCGATATTCGGTATTCATGGGCAGGCCGATAAGCCTTTTTCCGCTCGGGATAATCCGCACGATTTTGCTCAGTTTCGGCGATAACTGCACCATTTTTGCCGCGAGATTGAACACCAGCGCGGCTTGATCCCGGCTCATGGCCCCGCTCACGATCTGGCTGTTGAGCTTGGCTTCTGGCCCGACCAGGTGCGCCAGCAGAAGGCCAGCCACCAGGCCAGACTTGCCATTCTTCCGGGCAATACTCAGGAACGCCCGCCGGGTTCCCGCCGGATTGTCGTAAACGTCGGTAATGAATTTCTTTTGGAACTCAGCCAGCACCAGGGGTTTGCCGACGTGCGCCCCATCCGGCGTCACACAGTGGCGTTCGATAAAGGCGATGATGCGGCCCGCTCTTGTCACCCGACGGCCCTGAGTGTGGGAATCAGGTCATCGGTCTCGGTGGCGCGTGCCGTGCGCTCGTTCGCCAGTCCTTTCGCGGAATCTTCAGATTTTCCGACCGTCGCCTCGGCGTGCACGTGAAGGATGCGAACGAGCGAGATAATCCGCTTCGTCAGCATTTCAACGATTTTCACTTTCGGGGAAATAATCGGGCATCCGTTCGCGGCTGTAACCGTTTCACCTTCCCGGTCAATCTCGTTGTGCAGGCGTTCAACGTCAGCCTGTGCCCGTGCCAACGTCGCGGCGATGCTCAAATCTGAGTCGTTCCACGTAGAACGCGCTCTAGCGCTCACCACGGCGTCCCAGAATTCGCGGTCACACATTCTAAGGGTGATGTGATTCGGAGGCGCTAAAGACCCCTTAGCGGCGTTTTGAGCGGCTATTACAGCAGCGCTAGAGCTGTCGGAACGGTTGCGCTTGGCGGTGACTTTCATTTTAGACTTTCTCGGTTAGCGTTTAAGCGGTGGTTTCCACGCGGTACTACTCCGTCGGTTGCTGGCGATTTTTCAACATGCCAGGGGTGCGACTTGTCAAGAGGAATGCCTTTATCATCACAGCCATAGGCGACATTTCTGCCCATATCGGCATTTGTTTTGCGTGAGTGGCAGCCGTGACACAGCCCTTGAAGATTGTCCCGGTCGTTGTTGCTCGGATCGTTGTCGACGTGGTCAACGTCGGTCGCCGTTAACTGGCAGTGCTGACACAGCGGGGTTAGTCGCAAAACTGAGGCTCTTAGCTTGCGCCAGGCCGTGCCGTTTAAGGCGAGGGTGCGACCATTCGCCCGGCGCTTTTCCTGTAACGTTTTCACCCGATATGCTCCAGGCACATCAATACCAGTTCGCGGTTCGCTTCGTTCGGATTGATGACTGATTGAATATTAAAGATGCGCCCCTGGTACGTTATGCGCATGGCGCTTGTGATTCCGGGCAGATAGCGGATGCGTACCTGTATCGTGCCTTCTGCCTGTGCCATCATCGAGTTGACGAACTCCCGGCCCGTCAAGGTTTCAATCGCAGCCCATACGGAATGGGTAGGAATCCATGCTTCAACCATGCACCCATAATCCGGGTCTGTCGTTGGTTCCAGGCGTTCCACGGTGACGCGCTTATTTAGGGGCAATGAGTTCATGCGTGTGTCCGATACGGATCAAGCAAGCCCGCCAGAAACGGGCTAGGCATGGTGCGTTTGTCGACCAACGTGTCGGGATGGTCGAGCCAGTACGCACAGGTCGAGGCGATCCACACGGCGACCGGTGCGGGTGTGGCGGTCGTTTGGTAATCGTTCCCGGTTTCGTGGCTTGCCAGTGACGTAGCCGCCACAATCAGGCTCGGTAGTACGGCGTCAAACTGGGTGCCGTCTATCCGACACCACTCTTTAACGAAGGCCATATCAGGCGGCATGAGTCGCTCCCAGTTTGGGCAGGTTTTCGAGTTGGCGAACTTCGTCAACGGTCATCCAACCATCGGTAATCGCCGAGTGATAAAAATCGGCTCTTGTCTTGCTGTCGCCACGTAACAATCCTTCAACGCCATGCTCGGCAAAGTAAGTCTTGCGCCCGGATTCGCTTAACAACTGTATGCTTATTGCTTGTTCCCAGACCAGCAGATGACGGCGTAGTGACAAAGTAACGAACTGGCGGAACAATTCCGACGTGTTGGAATAGTTGCCATGCCGCAAATCCCCGACGATGGTCGGCGGTACGCGAAACAATCGACAGACTTCTTCAACGCTGAATTGTCGAGCGGCGATCCATTCCGAATCTTCTAACGTCATGCTGACGGTTTGATAGTCCAGGCCATCGTCTAACACCGGCGTGCCGCCTGCCTTGTAGGCTTTCCAGCTTTCGCCGAGCGTTTTTCTCTGGTCGGGATTCAATCGGCCCGGTGCCTTGAGTACGCCAAGCAGCTTGGCCCCGTTGGCGAAAGTGTCATTGCCGTGATTACGTTCGGCTAATGCCAACTCTAAAACTTCCTTGGCTCGTGCAATAGGCGACACGCCTAAAATACCGTCGTCGGAACGATGTCGCAGATGAAAGAGGTCGGTCGGCAAAAGTCGTTCGGTTGCGCCTTTAAAGTGCGAGACTTGATAGCCGATGCTGAAGTCGTCGCGATAAATGATTGCAACGCGATCAGGCCGGATCGGTAAGAGTTGGCGCACCTGGCCATCGTTGCCGCGCACGATTCTGGCGTAAGCATTCCCGCGCAGCAGCATGGCTGCCGTCATCTGTTCACGGAATTCCAACGCACTTTGGAAATCGTTCGGTTGATCGTGCAATATTCGATATAGCGGATGGTCTGGCGCTTTTTCTTGACCGTCGACCGTTCGGCGATAAAGCGATAAGGGCAAACTAGCGATGGTTTCAGCAACGGCGCTAACGCACGCGGTGACGGTGCTCAGGCTTTCGGCGGAATAGGGCGTGACGCTACCATCGCGCAATGCGGCGTAATTGGCCCAGTACGGGTCAACGTAGGCGGCGCGGCGCTCGTATCCGATAGCGCTTAATGCGCGTTCGATTAGTTTCATAGGGTCATCATCCACAAGCGGTTGACGTCGGCGCGGTGGTCGCGGTGGCGCAGGCTAATCTCGGTCTGGCTGTAGGCCGGCCAGCTTTGCACAACGGATATTTCATGCAGGTCGACGGCGCGGAGTTCGCGGGTGTCGCCTGCCCACGCTTCGTCGGTGGCGACAAATCCGAAGGACATTCCGCCCAGGTCGCGCCGTTCAGCCAGTGCGATCAGGTCGCGCCCGTGTTGCGTATCGGGCAGCGATAAATCGAAGCGCAGCCCCTTGGCGTCTTCGGAAAGTTTCAGCGTGCCGGATGAGGTGCGGCCCAGCAGCGAATCGGGTTTGTGATCCAGCAACGCCAGAATGTCCCGCCCGCTAGCAAGGCTTGCCTTAAACGCCCCAGGCGCGATGCGCTCAGTAAATCCGCCGATGCGGGTATCCTGGCCGAATACTGCCGCGTAGCCGGTTAGGGTGCGGCCACTGGCTGTTACACCAGTGACGCCCCGGCGCTCAATAGCCGGGGTTCCCATTACAGCACTACGTCATCAGCAACAATGAACGCTTCCGGGTGTCGCACGGCAATATCCATCGTCGCCATGGCCCGAACCAGTACGCCACCCCGGGCATAGGCTGCCGAATCGAACGGATTGACCAGAAGATCGACTTCCGACCAGATCCCCAGCATCACCTGTGACCAGTCGCCCAAAATCAAGCGTCCGGTGTTCGGGGTGCCTGTTTTCGCGGGCACTTGATTACTCGAATAAAGCGGCATGTTTGCCATGAGTCCATCTTCAAGGAGATAGTC